CTTAGGGTATTATGGTATACTTTATGGGGTAAACCCCTACGTATTTTCCCCTAGTCTGTCGCGTCTGCCGTAGCGACCGCTATAATCGCTATAACCGCTATAATCGTTAAACTTTACCCAGTGTGAATCGTGGGGCGTTTGCCCCATGCGTGGCCTATGGGGTATTCGCCCCACTCCAATCCCTTGGGGTATTTACCCCATACGTGGGGCATGGGGTATCTACCCCACACGGGTCGCATGGGGTATTTACCCCATACAGGCGGCATGGGGCGAATACCCCATGTGCTTCGGGACTCCGGGGGATGCTCGGTTAAGAACCTAGGACCATAAGGTCTTTGAGCAATTCAAGAACCCTAAGTACCTAGAGCTGCTTGAGCAGCTCAATAATATAAAAAATCGGAGGACCACAAATTGCTCAATCTCGTCTACGACGAAGAAACGAACTGTTATAAGGTATCAGACCCTACAGGATTTTTTAATTGCTCAATACCAATGCAATCCGGCGTTCCTGGAGATGTTGGGTACAACGGGGTTACTGATGACGTCATTGTCCAAATTATCAAGCATAGGGTGAAGAGTGGACGAATTAGCATTGACGAGACAGGCCATCCGCGGGAAGTGGAATGTATCCGCGGCAGCGAAGAAGAGGGCAGTTCAGGAGATTGAACGCATCCTCTCTGATAATACTGTAGAAGATAAATTAAAATTAGATGCTATAAAAACTGCCGGCCTCTTGGATCGCATTGACCTTGAGGAACAGAAGATGCACACGGCCAAGAATATCACGATCACTAAGGTAGACACTGCTGAGTTGCTTGCAAGACTTAAAACCCTCTTACCTAATACTAAGGTCGTAGATGATTTAGCGGTTAAGATGGGTCACAGCACTACTAACGAGGAGTTGGCGAGGTTAACGGATAGCACGAACAATGTCGCTGAACCCTGAAGCTCTGGATATACTAAATGAACTCACAGAGCGATCCAGCAGTGTGTTCCACCAGTACGAACCACAAGCTGGACAAACAGAATTTCACAGAAGTTTGGCCTATATACGTCTCTTATTCGGTGGTAACCAGTCCGGAAAGTCTAGAGGAGCTGCTCAAGAAGCAGCCTATTGGTTCACCCATGAGCATCCTCACAGACCTATCCCAGATCGACCCTGCGTTATCTGGATTATTTCTACTGAATACAGAACCATCTATGCTGGTGTCTATCGCCATTTAATGAACATAATTCCTTCCTGGCACATTGATCGTTTCGGTCCTAAAATTCAAGGGACCGAGATCCACTCCTTTATCAAATCAATCCGTGGCGACGAAATTCATTTCATATCAGCGAAAGGGGCGAGTGAAGCGCGGCAGAAGTTCCAGGCCGCCGCACTTGATTTAGTCGTCATTGACGAGGAAATTGAGGACTACATCTGGGACGAACTCCAAGCTCGTATGATCTCCACTGGAGGTTGTTTTGTCATAGCGGCCACACTGGTAGAATCATACGACTGGATCGTCACCCTGGAAAAGCGAGGGGAACAGGGAGATGCAGATGTGTTCCTGGCCCGATTGCTAACGCACAATAATAAGTATGCCGACGACCGCCAAGTAAAGCGGTTAATGAACATGTGGGATACTGATACCCAACATGTTCGTATTTACGGTAAAAGCGCGAGAGCATCGGGCCTCATATACCGCAACTTTAGTAAAGCCCATTTAATAGATCCATTCCCCATCCCCTTTGAATGGCCACGCTGGCATGCGTATGACCCGGGTTTTCGAATAGCCGCGGGTCTATGGGTTACGGTAACTCCTAAAGGACAGATAATTATTTATAGAGAGGTCTATGAGCAGAATGCTGAGTTGCCTGATTTAATGAATCAATTTAAATTCCTCGAACGAGACGAGATAATCGACCGCAAGATAATCGACGATAAACACGGGAGCCGTTTAATCACAGGTGACGTTGGGGTACTTGAGCAGTGCGCGATGTACTATCACCGATACTATACGCCAGCACAGAAGCAGGTGCACGCGGGTATTGAAGAATGTCGCAAAGCGCTCAAACTCGATGACATAGAGGGGGACTACTTTTATCAAGTAGATCACACTCTCTTACAGTTACCTAAGCGCAATAGAATCTTGATCTTTAATAATCTTGAGAATTTCAAGAATGAGATTAGCCAATATCGTTACAAGACTATTAGAGATCATAAAGATCGCAATGAGCCAGTAGACCAGCCAGTTAAACGGCGGGACCATTTAATGGACTGTTGGCGGTATATTATGATGGCTAGGCCCGAGTATTTTGAGCGACCTAATTATCAGCCTACAGTTGATATAGATGATCTACCGCCACCTAAAACATTGGAAGATAAACACAACCGTTGGCTAGCACGTAAGGAGCAACAAGAACCAATGGATTACTTGGATGGATGCTGGTGATATACTAAAGGTTCTGCAGACTCATGCTGAAAATTGTCCCGTGATAGACGATATTAAAGAGATTAAAGACAAGGTGGGGAAGATTGATAAGATATTGCACGGTAATGGAGACATTGGACTAGTGGAAGAGGTTCACAAGAACAGCGCTTTCCGCGCTGAGATCCTCTCGTGGGGCCGACGAGTATGGTTGACCCTCTTGGCCACGGGGGCTGGAGTCATTATTACAAATGTGCTCAAATGATGAACGAATAAAAAATATCATGTGGTTCGCTGGAGTATTTGTTTTTGTCTCTACATTGATACATGTGTTTACCGCGATTCATATAATTAAGGCACCAAAGAAGATTCCACCACCTTGGTTCGAGGAAAAAGTAGAAAGGATTGAGGATCGGCTGGATATACTCATCGGAGAGAAATGATGGAATGGGGAATGTTCTTGGCGTTCATGCTGCTCACGATCTTTATGTTCTTTTACATGGTACGCACCCACAGGCTGTGGGAAAAGAGATATGATGAGTTATTTGCGGTTAATATGCAACTGACTGCGGCTTATAAGGAGGTGCAGTTTGGAGGTGCTCAAGCGCCAACCACTACACTTCCAGAAGAGGAGTTAGATAGAGCGGCACATGGAGTTTAAACTTCAGAAAGACTTGACATGGAATGCAGACATGTCAAACTATGTCAAGTCGCTTCACGAAAAAAGACTCACTGATTTAGAAGATCATCATCGCGAGATGTACATGAATGTGCTCTGGGCGGTGATCGGTCGGCAAGATATTGTCTATTACCGACCGACTAAGAGTCTCATGGAATATAAGCCACCTAAGTGGAAAACCCATGTGATCTCTAACTTCCTGTTCCCGCAGGTACGTAGGAACGTGGCTAAGTTAGCACGTAAACCTATATGGGACGTGATCCCGTGGACCTCGGATCAGGATGATATTGATGTTGCTAATTTATCTACTCAACTGTTACGATACTACTGGCACCTACTCGGTATGGATGTGAAGTTCATTGAGTTCCTCTTCTGGTTAGCAACTACAGGAAATGCTCACTTGAAGGTAGGCTGGGACCCTGAGAGGGGTGATCCAATTCACCTATCTGAAGAAGATCGTGCAGTTATCGCACGGCTCACAGACCGTAAGCGCGTGCCTAAGACGATCAAGACAGGTGAGATATTCGCTGAAGTGTGCTCCCCGTTCTCAGTATTCTGGGAACCTGGAGTTGCCATGAAGGATAGCTCTTGGGTTTTACATACTAAATTGCGCTCACCTGACTATATATGGAAGAGGTGGAAGAAAGAGATTAAACCTCAACAGCACGTTACTGGTAGACAGTATGACTACCATCTTATGAATATGGCAGAGAACGCCATTAACTTTAGCGCCTCAACAGATAAGGTACTAACTTACGAATTCTGGACCCCTGAGCGAGTTATTCTTTTTGCCGGGGATGAAGTCCTTGCTAAAACTAAAAACAAGTATGGTGATTATCCATTCATACATACGCGCGAGGTTCCCATTCCTGGCTCTGAACATGGAACGGGACCCGTTCGGCAGAACAGGCCGAATCAGGCTTTATATAATATGGTCCGTGGAGTAGTGGTAGACCATGCTAAGAGTATGCTTGCTCAGAAGTGGCTCGTACCCCACGGTTCTGGAATTGCTGATGGATCTTTAACCAGCAAAGCTGGGGAGGTGGTGCGTTATCATCATCCATTTGTTCCTAGTGTTATAGCTCCTAAACCACTACCGAATTTCGTTAATCAACTTACTCACGAATGTAAGATAGATATGATGACCACTGGATCAGCTAACCCGGTCAGTCAGGCTAGGGGAGAGCCAAATCTGCGATCGGGTAAGGCGGTTCTCGCTTTACAAGATGCTGACGATCTTGTGTTAGGTCCAGTAAGTCAGATGGTCGATGCATCTCTGGCTGACATTGGTCATAAGATTCTTCGCCTGATCGCCGATAATGTAACAGAGGATCGGATGGCACGGTTGGCCGGAGATGATCGATCAATTGAGATAGTAAAGTTTAATGGTTCAGACCTTGTCAAGGGCACCAGCGGTGGCAAGTATGATGTACGTGTTGCTGCGTGGTCGAGCTACCCGCTCAGTCGGCAAGGCATTGAAGAACGTTTGGACTGGATGCTAGAACGTGGAGTTCTTAATCCACAGACTGACCGTAACATGATCCTTCATATGGTGGGCTCAGGTGACGTGCAATCCGTGTTTGGTCCAGCCCAGCAACTTAAGACTCTTTATCATCGCAAGTGTGTTAGGCTTGAATCGGGTGAAGAAGTACCCGTGTTCCCGATGGACGATCACAAGATCGCACTTGAGGAACTCGATAATTACTTCCGACCTCGTATGGAGAACTTGTCGGAAGAAGCGTTTAATGCTGTTATGAAGTATCGTGAGGGCCATGAGCAGTATATTCAGCAGGCCCAACAGCAACAGATGATGATGATGGAAAGGGCGAAAAATGCCGGAAGACAAGGTGGATGATCAAGTTACTAACGATACTGAAGGTGAAAAGACTGATACCAAAACTACTATCCCTGAGCAGGTAGAAGCTGCTGTTATTAAAGCTAGTGTGGGCGGACGTGAGATCGAGATGCAGCAAGAAGAGCTGGATACCGTGCTCACTCGTGCTCAGGGTATGTATGGTTTAATGCAACAACTCGTCAAGGATGGTGTCATTGACGAGGAAGGCAATACGATTGAGAAAGACACTGTGACTACTGAAAATGATGAGCTAACTCCGGAACAGAAAGAAATTGCTGTGTTAAAGGCAACAGTCAATGAGTTAAAGGGCGATCAAGAGAAGGAGACAAAGACCCGACAGACTCGTGATTTCCAAGCTAAGGTGCAGGCTGAGATGGATTCAGCTCGTGCTTCGCATGATATTACGAGTAAGAAGGAAAAGGCTGCTCAGATCGTCGAGGCTGTTGTACTTGCTAACTCTTATATGAACCCTAACACTCCTGTTAAGAATACCTATGATAAGATGGCTAAGGCAATTAATGAGTTGATCGAGGAAGCTAAGCAAGATTATATTAAGCGCAAAGCTGATGGACCTACACTTGATACTGAGGGCGGCGGTTCGATAATCGCGGCCGACAAGAAGTTTACGGCTGAGGATCTGCGCAAGGGTAATGTAGGTGCGGCTCTTGCAGATAAACTCAAGGAGATGTTTTAGCCAATGGCAGGCATTGACAGGACTGTTTTTACTGATGCTCTTAAGGAATATTACTTAGGTCCGCTTCGTGATCAAGTTAACCGTGCTACTGCTCTCTTAGATGTTCTCGATACACGTTCAAACGTGCAGGTCGAAGGTAAGTATTTTGTTGTGCCTCTGATCTCACGTAAGCACAAGGGTGTGGTCTCTCGTAGTGGAGCAACTAAATCCGCTAACAAGCTGCCCACCTCTGCTGCTCAGACTTACAAGCGTTCGATCTGGTATATGAAGTATCACTACGCTCGTATCGAGATTGATGGCCCGGTTATGCGGTCCACCAAGACCGATCGTGGTGCGTTTGCGCGTGCGCTGGATGCTGAGATTCGGGGTGTGGGTATTGCCTTACCGCAGGATCTTAACCGCCAGTGCTGGGGTGACGGCTTAAATAAGCTGTGTACCCTGTCCGCGGACGTGTCTGCTAGTACCTCAATTACTTGTTCTGATACTCGTTTTCTTGAAGTTGGTCAGCTGATCGCTTTCGTGGATGACACGACTGGTCTGTTGGTCGATACTGCTACTGTTGCTAGTATTACGAGTGCAACTGCGTTCACTACGGCAGCTAATGTTACGGCTGTTGCGGCTGATGATAGCATCTATTCGGAGTCTGACAGTACCGCCACTTCGTGGAATAACGGTATGACTGGTCTCCAGGCTATCGTTAGTGCTTCAGATGTTACCGATGCGGCTGTTGATGTTGGTTCGATCACTCGTGCTACTGCTGGTAATGACTTCTGGAAAGCGAATGAGCTCACCAACTCGGGCACCAATCGTCCGCTCTCTACTGGTTTAATGCAGCAAGCTGTGTTAGCTTCTCAGAACAACAAGTTTGGTGGTACTGCACCTACCCACGCGTGGATGGATGCTGACATCTGGGCCACCTACGGTAACTTAATTCATGCTGATCGCCGCTTTAACAGCAAGGAAATGACCCTTGATGGTGGTTGGGTTTATCTTGAGTTCTCGGGCGTGAAGTGTCTGTGGGACAAGGATGCTCCGCCTAACCAGATTTACTACATCAATAAGGATCATCTCTTCTTCTTACAGCAGTCGGATCTCCAGTACATGGATGAGGATGGCAACATGCTCAATCGTGTCACCGACTACGATAGTTATGAAGCTACTCTCTTATGTGACAAGGAAATGGCCAGCGATATGTGCGCTGCGCACACCTTGCTGGATGACATCGAGGTCAATCTTGGCTAATGATTACGCCGCGTAATCTGACCCTTGAGGCAGCTGTTAAAACGATTATGGCGGCACACGAGACTGATGTCAGTGGTGCTACCGATGCTAGTTCAGATGTGATCCTTATTCCTACGCAGGACATTATTGTTCAGCGTGTTCTTACTTATTGTACAGAAGATTTAGCTACTAATCCTGGTGTGGTTACTGTTGGTACGCAGGCTGATCCTAATCTTTATCTTACTGATGGCGTGATTCTTGTAACGGCTAATCAATATGATGTTGGGGTTGCGAGTACTGTACCCTTCCGTGTTCCGGCTTTAACCCCGATCTTTGATGGACATACACAATCGGCTAATGCGGGTAAGTGGAAGACTATTTTAGAATACGTAGTTGATTATACCAGTGCGGCATTGCCCAAGAGGCCGACTAGCTAATGGCTGGCGGGGCACTTCCCCGTACCGGTTTCTTTGCTACGACGGGTACGGCTTTAGCTGCACTTGACATTGTTGGCAATACTACAGATTTAACCTCCGATGTTACGAAGGTTGGCACGATTGTCTTTATCGGCAATTATGGTAACACGAATAACGTCTTTATCGGTGGGTCGCACGCTACAGATCATCTGGGCGTGCCTCTCCCACCGGGAGGAACTTTAACTCTTACAAATGTCAATATCACGAACTTTTACGTATCGACCCAGACCCTTGGCAATATCATTAGCTGGGTTATTATCGAGTAAGAATGGCATTGCGTTATCCGCATCTTGAGGTACTGTGGGAAGATGATATTACACCCGGTGGGAATTGGCCCGCCGTGGGTGGTATTTATTCTAATAGTACCATCTTAAAAGACGATAGTACGCCGTATCTGCGTATGGCTAGAACGGGTGTGAATACCCATTATTTAACGAGTAATGGGTTGACCGGATGTAATGTGACCGATTGGACACATATCGTCTGGGAATACTACATGCACGCGTATCCGGCGATAACCAATACGGCCGCACAGAATGAGACGTACTGGAACTATGTTAATGGCGATATGGGAGAGACCGCATTATCTGCTCATGTGTGGAGTAGTGATACGCACAGCAAGGCTTCAAATGCTGTTGATATTGATTACTGGTTTAATCAGCCAGAAGC